TTAACGGAATAACATGCCCTTTATCGGGATTCCTTTTTCAAACGACTTACGCCAAATACAAAAAAGCCTATACCGAAAAAGTGTAGGCTTTTATTTTAAACCCGTAACTTTGCAATACAAAACGCAACAATGAAAGAGGTTATTGACGAGGACGTAAACTATGACTACTTTTTGCCAGAAAAGGCAGGGAGTGGCAGATTTTATACCGAAACCCGGTATGTTAAGCCTAAGATCAAAAAAGCGGTATCGAATCGGCATATAAAGTACAAGTACGCCCAAGATATGGCTAAGGGTATCGACATTGAAAAAGGGTGCCGATATTATGCCATTGTGAATGGGTCGTTTATTTTTGGTGATTTTATCGAAGCGCTATTAGTTGAAAAAAACTACCATGTTAAGCGGCTTTCAATTTCTACACTTTCGCTTTCGCAGGAAAACGTAGACAGCATCGAGAACCTAATCAAAGGAAACTATGTCGATAGCGTAGACGTGCTGGTTAGTACCTACTTTTTCAGTCACGAAAGAAACGGGCTGGTAAAGTACATGTACGATACACTGGACATTGACAATAAGTTCCAGTTATCCGTTGCCAGGTCACATACAAAGGTAGTTTGCATTGAAACGCATTGTGGCATGAAGATCGTTATACATGGAAGCGCAAACCTCCGATCTTCCGACAACGTAGAGCAGTTGATGATTGAAGAATGCGAAGACTTGCACGACTTTAACATTGAGCATGTAGACGCTTTGATTGAAAAATACAAAACCATCCAGAAAAGCAAACCAAAAACCAAACAGTAAAAATGTCAAGCGGAAGTAAAATAAAGAAAAAGGTCAGGAGTGGCCTAAGAAAAGAAACCACAAAAGCATCACGCAGATTCCCACAAAGACAAAGACGCACATAATGCACGTTTAGACATATTTCTTGCCATCGCTTAACAGCCGGGCAAGATTTTTGTTATATATGTGCTTTGTATTAACAGAGCAAAAACAGAGCAAATGGCAAGGAAGATAACAAGCAACGGTGGCACTTTGCATGCTGCCGAAAAAGGCGAAAGTGCAAACCCTAACGGGAGGCCCAAGGGCGCTATGTCTTCAAAAACAATCTTAAATAATATCTTGGACGGCGTTTTGACGTACGAAGATGCGGGAAAGTTGATTAAGATAACGCGCCGGGAAAAGATGCTTTTAAACATTGTGAACGATGCGATTAATGATGATGAAGACCCCGCAACACGACTAAGGGCTGCACAGTTCATTTTAGATCGGGTTGAAGGGAAGGCTATTGAAACATCAAACGTTAACGCAACCGTACAATCATTTACAACGCCGGGGGCTATTAATGCCGATGAATTGGAGCAGATTTTGCGCATTGTGAAAATCGAGCCTAAAAGTGAGGAGTGAGCGCAAACATCCGATTTTTGCCAGCGTCCGTAGCAAAGGGCTTAACGCCCGAACAACTTGCCTATATTGGTAGTGTAGGCAACTTTTTACCGATTGTCGTAAATGATGTTTATATACCGCACTACAACAGTCCGGAACGTATACAAATTTTATACGGGGGCAGCGGATCAGGCAAAAGCGACTGGAAAGCGACTGAATTGCTGGTTAAGGTTTTGACGCAACCCTATTGCCGTGTTTTGTTTGTGAGGAAGCATCATGTAACGGTCAGGCATTCACAGTTTCAACTACTGAAAGACCAAATAGCCCGATACCAATTACAGGACTATTTTACGGTACTTGAAACGCCAATGACCATTAAGTGTATTAATGGCAATGTGATGTTATCCGGGGGGCTTGACGATGTGGACAAATTAAAGTCTATTGCTGATATTTCGGATGTTTGGATTGAGGAGCCTTTAGACAAAAACAGCAGCATTACAGCCGATGACTTTTTCGAGTTAGACAGGCGCGTAAGGACAACGAAAACGACAAACCATATTCACCTTACCTTTAATCCCATTTCGCAGGATAGTTGGATACACGACTTTTTTTTCAAGGCAACGGATTACGAGCCGTTTGTTTTGAAAACAACGTACCTAGATAACTATTTTAGCCCAAAAAACCAGCACCTTACCTTTGAGCGACTTAAAGTGCGTAACTACCAACAATACTTGGTCTACGCGCTTGGTGAATGGGGGACGTTAACGGTGGGTCTTGTTTTCAAAGAATACACAATCGTTGCCGATTTCCCAGCCGACGCCGACAAACAAGGATATGGTTTAGACTTTGGCTTTTACCCCGACCCGACGGCGCTCGTGCGTTGTGGTATTTACGAAGGCAAATTGTACATTGATGAGTTGATGTACGATTACAACATGACTTCGCACATACGGGCAAAAACGATGAAAGAGCGCAATGTTTCGCCGAAATTGCGTATTATTGCAGATCGAAACCCGGAAGCGATTAAGGAAATTAGCGGATTAGGATTCCCGAAAATCGAAGGAGCCGAAAAGGGGCCAGGGAGCATTAAGGCTGGACTTGAGTTATTAGGGAACTACCCTATTTGCATAACGGCGCGGTCTGTCAACTTGAAAAAGGAATTAGACAACTATTCGTGGGTTATTGACAGGCGCACGGGAAAGCCAACGGGTGACCCGATAGATGAATGGAACCACGCGATAGACGCGGCGCGGTATTGGGCAAGCAAACACATCACATCGAAAAAGGCGTACAAACGCCCGCTTCGATAAAAACCAAGATAAAATGGAACCGATTGATTTTAAAAACGAATTGATTACGATTTACAACGCGATGCGCTGGAAAGAAAATCGAAGTGTACGCGAGGCGCAAACGTGCCGGGACTTGCGCGTATTTATTACAACCAAATTCCAGGATAACGACACGCGCATTCAGTTGAACGCTTGCGACCGTGGCGATTATGACCCGACCAATGAAAAAAAAACTTTGCGGGCGACATTGATGTCGCTCACAAGCCAAGCGCCCTATTCACAAGCGAACCCTATGCCCAACCCGAATACGTCCGGCCAAAGCGGAAATGCTGTGGAGGTTAGATTGCCTAGTAAAATTGGCGACATTATTAAATTGCCGGATATGTCGAGCGATGAACTGAAAGCAATGGAAGTTTTGAGCGCAAAGGAAACGCAGGATTTTGTCGAAGAGGTGAAAAAACGCGGACGCAAACCAAAAAACGTGTAAAATGGAACAATTAAGCCAATGTGAACTTGAAAATATGTGGGCGATGTATCTTGAAAATGCGGACGCGGAAACCTGTTTTGTCATTGACAAGGAGTATAAACTTAGATTTGGATATTGGGCGCTAAAGGAATGGATGCAAAGACGGCGCATTGAAGACGCTGCGATGCCAAAAAATGAGGAGTTTAGAAAGTTTTTGCAGGAAACGGAATTGCAAAAAAACGAATCAATGGCGTACGAATCGCTAATTATCCCGACCCAAATTACCCTAAATGGCGTAAAAACTACCTTTACGGTGATCACAAAAAAGCCTAAAGGCTGGGACGATAAACCTGAAAAGCCTAAATAATTCACAATCAAAATTCACCAAAAATGCAAGAACAAAAAACAATCCGGGAATGGTACGAAATGTTGCCGGAGCCGTATCGGGAACAAGCGATTGAAAACGCTACCGAAAGGGGGCATATTTATTTTAACGCAAAAAGCCTTCCCGATGCGTTAGAGGGGGGCTTTGGGTGGTCCAAGACCGAATCATTAGGGCAAGGGCTTGATTATTGGAGTAAAGTATCGTATTGCGCTTATATTGGTAATTTTGACGGGCTGCATGCCAAACTTAACACAATACCCCTAATCCACTCTACCCAACACAACACCACAATCTACGCCCACAAAGCCGATGCTTAACGCCACATTAAAAGATGTTGCAGGAAACGACCTGTTTACAGTCGAACTACCCACAACGCCGCGAGAGTTGAAACTAAGCGCGTACATTGACTTTGTGAAGGTGCAGGAGTCGGTAATCAATCCGGTTGCCAGGGCGATAATGTCAATCAGTGCGATCACGGGGGTAGACTATGGCGAAATGCTCGAAGCGAAGGTAGGTGACATTTACAGCGCATCGACAAATTTAGACGGCTGTTTGTCGCCTATCTTTGCGCATATTTACAATGTGGTTGGCAAGGTGTCGCCTGTTTTGCGCACGGAATCGGATTGTACCTTTGAATATAAAGGCGAAAAGTATATTATTCCGTACATTCAGCAAATTGCACTTAGTGGGGTTGATATAATGCCCGATATTTCGGTCATCGAGGCAATAGAAATTTTGGAAACGAAAAGGATTGCCGAACAATTGGAAAAGGAGGACTTAACAGGAAGTGTTCTGTTTAGCGGTTATTTGCGCACAATGGCTGTTATTGCCCGCAAAGAAGGCGAACTATTACCCATCGAAGAGGCCGAAAAAGAAAAGTTCTTATCCGAAAGAATGAAACACTTTCAGGATATAGACTGTCAGACCGCTTTTGATGTCGCTTTTTTTTTGACCAGTTCATTGCGGGGCTTAGGGCAAAACCAAGGAATCTTTTTTTCTTTGATATACCAAAACCTTACCCCAGTGGTGGAGATGCACGTTTACAAGCCGAAGCGTACGAATCGGCAAAGAAGCACAGTGAAGAAGTATATAACAGGGTCGGTCATAGGCCAATGATAACCGCATTAATGGAATTTGCCTGGTTTGGCAATACCCCATCACTTTACGAAAACGCTTGCCGGGCAAACTATGAAACAGCAATTTCTTTGATGAGTGATAAAAATGCAGAAAGGTAGCGTTCGTCGATCAATTTTGTACGTTGGTCGATAAAAACGGCACTTTCGTCGATACGCGCTTTGTTTGTATGCAATTGTGTGTTATCTTTGTACTATCAAGCAGCGAAGCAATAACGCAAGGCTGCATAAAAAACGCAAAAGATGATTAACTTTGATCAAATTAAAATCAGCCTTGTAGAAAAGGGCATTGCGCTTCCATTGTTGGCAGAAAGTGCCACACAAAAGCACATTTTAATCCAGGGAGAATGGAATCGAGATGAAACAATAACTGTCATCAAAGTATCGGCAGGATGGAAGATTGGAGACTTTGTAAAAACTTTGCCTGTTAAAATAGAAGTTCCTGCTATTAATGCTCAAAACATTGAACAGATCAAGGCAGACATGCAAAGCGTTTACGGAGCAACGGTGACTGTAAAGATTGCTTAGCCTATGCGGATAAAACATCTTCCCCATATCAAAAAACCCAAACATTTAACCGTGTTTGGGTTTTTTGTTTTAATCCCCTTATATTTGTGTCAAATTTGGCTATGTCTGATTATCTGTTCAACCTCAATGACTTTTATGGAATCCTCGCCGATGCGGTTAGGCATAGCCCCATCGTGAATGGATACCCATGCAAGCGGCTACAAACATGGTTGGTTGAAACAGAAGAGGGCGGGCGTTCGCTCCAAACGCCAAATTTAGGCGCTACGATTTGCGACAAGGGCAAAAACTTCTTTTGGTCGCGTTTGTGGGCCGATTCGGGCTATCCGAAAGAAAACATATCCTTTGATTTTCCGGTGCTTTCTTGCTTTGTGCAAAGCATCCGCACATTTGAACCGTTCGCAAAGAACAAGTGGAAAAACGTCTACAATATTTCCCTTTCCGTTACAGACAGCCTAAAAAACGACTGTAAAGACTGCGATTGTTGCGCGTGTGATAAGCGCACGAAAAACGACATATTTTTAGACACATCGCGGCTACTCGATCAGGTGCTGCACTATTTGCAAGGGGTTAAGGTTGCAAAGATCGACGGCGGGCCGTGGGGGCTTTACCACGCACAGTATTTACAGGCGCTTGTCGATGTGGGCGGCATTACGGTACAAACAGGCAAGGGCTTTGCAGAAATAATGTCCGCCAATAATCAGCAACAAAACGGGATTTATACAGAAGGTTTAGCGACTTCGCTATACGGGCGTAGCATTGATCTTGCGGTACATGAAAACGTATGCTTTGAGGATCTACAATTTAACTTTGAAGATTTCCCGGCTGCTGTTATTGACGATCCGTGTTGCAGTAACGAGGCGCTACCTGGTTTCACGTTTAAGACTTACCTTAATTCGCTCGAAAGTTACCCGAACGATGAAGCGGCACGTTTAGCGGGGCTAACAACGGGGCAATTTTATTGGTTTAGTCAGGAAACGGATACCGGCATTTATAACACCTTTAAGCGCGTTTCACCACTATGAGCGTAAACAACTGCGAAGGGGTGTATATTCAAGGCGCTCCATACCCTACATATTTCTTTGGGCTATTAATCGCGTATTTGTCGGGCCTTCCAAATTACGCGAATGACACGGAGGCGCGGGCCGCTGGACTTGAAACAAATGACCATTACTTTTTTTCAGTGGAAACGGATACGGGCATAACGGACATTTTAAAGCGTGTTTCACCACTTTAAAACAAACCTCAAAAAACCATGAAAAAGATACTTTTTGCGTTTTTCCTTGCCTTATTGCAAGTTTGCGCGTTTGCTCAAACGCCATTTACAGCGCCCTGGGGGTTTAATTATTCCGCTCCAACAGGCGCACCGTCTGCGCTTGGCACACGGGTTCGCTTTGATATTACCACAGGGCGGATATACACATGGTCGCCGGACGCGCTTAATTGGCAATTGCAGGGCTACACAATTGACCAGATAAGCGGCACAAGCGCACCCGCTTACGCACCCGTTCGCGGCCAAAGTTGGTTTGCGGTGAATGGTGATACTTTGCCGCGTTTGTACCAATACACTGGATCGGGTACGGTTTGGAAGTGCCTTAATTGCTCGGACGGCAAAACGTACACGGCTGGGACAGGCATAACTTTGAGCGGGCCTAATTTGACAGTGATTAACAACGCCGGGGACTTATCGGCAACAAACGAATTGAACACAGGCTTCGATGTTTCGGGGGGCAACTTGCGTATAATTGACGCGGGCGCTACTCGGACGGTGGCCGTTACAAGCATTGCGCCCGATCAAAGCGTAACAAACGAGATTCAAACGATTGATACTTTTTTGGTTTCTGGTTCTAATTTGTTGCTTTCATTAACACAAGACAACCAACCCGCCAAAACAATCACGTTACCCGCGTCCGGTATCACATCCCTAACAGGTGATGTAACTGCCACGGGGCCGGGTAGCGCGGTGGCTACGATTGCAACAGCATCGGCATCGGTGCGCGGGCTGCTTTCTAGCGCGGATTGGAATACGTTTAACGGGAAATTAGAAGGAA